AACAGGTGCTTTAACTATAGGTACTGTATAATCCTAATTTATGTCAGTTATTGATAGAGTTAAATCTCATTTTGAAACTCTTAAAACTATCACTATTGAAGTTGAGGAGTGGAAAGACGAGCATGGTAATCCGAGTGTATTCTATTCTGAGCCATTAACCCTTGAAGAAAAAAACATCATCTTTAAGAAGTCTAACAACTTTCAAGACTTAACTATTCTTGTTGATTTGCTTATAATGAAACTGCAAGTCAAAAATGATAAAGGCGAAATGATAAAAGCCTTTAGCCCAGAAGATAAATTTGCATTAAGAAAAAAAGCTGATTCAAATGTTATCTCTATAATTGCTAATAAAATTCTTTTAGAAACTAATTATGAGGAAGCTGAAAAAAAGTAGATAGCGACCCTGATGTTAGGTCGCTTTTAATAGTAGCAGATAGATTACACATCACAATTCAACAAGTTCTTGATATGCCAATGAGCCATTATAATCTTTGGCTAGCTTACTTGAAAAAAGAACAAGAACAGTATAAAAAGAACCAAGCATTAGCACAATCAAGGAACTTAAAGTAATGGCAAACCAAAAACTAAACATAGATATTGTAGCACGAGATAAAGCAAATCGTGTTTTAGGAACTGTTAATAAGAGTTTATCTCGATTAAAAAATTCTGTGTTTAATCTTAGAAATGCTTTTTTAGGTTTAGGTGCTGGTTTAGTTGCTAGAAATTTAGTTAATACAGGAAAAGATATAGAAAATCTTAGAGTTAGATTAAAATTTTTATTAAAAAATACACAAGAGGGAACTAAAGCATTTGATAATATGGCAAAATTTGCTTCTAAAGTTCCTTTTTCATTAGAAGAAATTTCACAAGGTTCAGGTATTTTAGCAACAGTTACAGATAATGCAGACGATCTAAATAAAATGTTAGAGATAACAGGTAATGTTGCGGCAACAACAGGTTTAGATTTTAGAACAACAGCAGAACAAATACAAAGATCATTTAGTGCTGGTATTGGTGCGGCAGACTTATTTAGAGAAAAAGGTGTAAGAAATATGCTAGGCTTTAAAGCTGGTGCGGCAGTATCTATTGAAGAAACAGTACAAGCATTTGAAAAAGTATTTGGTAAAGGTGGAAGATTTGGAAAATCAACTGATGAATTAGCAAAAACATTTCAAGGTACTCTATCAATGATAGGAGATAAAATTTTTAACTTTAAAAAGGTATTGTTAGAAGCTGGGTTTTTTGAAGAACTTAAAAATCAATTTGGAGAATTAGATAAGTTTTTAGTAAATAATGCAGAGAAAATAGAAAGAATAGCAGTAGCACTAGGTAAAAATCTTGCAAAAGCATTAATAGGTGTTGTTGATATAAGTAAAAAATTAATTCCATTTTTAAAAGATGTAGGAAGATTTTTAAAAGGAATTAAAGATACTTTTTTTGCTTTACCAGAGTTTATTCAGCAAATAGGAATTATAGGTGCAGTTCTATTAGGTAAAAAAGGTTTTGTTGGTTTAACAGTTATTCTTGCGGCAATTAAAAAAGCAGAAGAATTTGGAAAAAAGTTTGGAGAAAAAGGAATAAAAGTAGAAATGAAACCATTTGAACATGAGTTATCTGGTAATGCTCAAATAGCTGAAAGAAATAAATTAATACATGATACTGCCATAGCAATAGAAAATGCAATAGAAAAAGAAAAACTATTAAAAGAGGAATTTTTAAAAACACAACAACCTATTCAAGACCTTATACATGATCTATCTATTGAATTACCAAGTGCTTTTGAAACAGCAAGAGATGAAGCATTTGGTGGATTTAAAGAGGGATTAAAAGAAGAATTTGATGTTAGCATTTTTGATAGATTTAAAAAAGCTGGTCAAGATTCATTAAAATCATTAAAAACTTCTTTAACTGATTTTGTTATGACAGGTAAGATGAGTTTTGAAACTTTAAAAATTGCTATTATAAGATCATTAGTTGAGGCATTAATAGGGTCAGCAGTTACTTTTGCGTTAAAAAAAGCTACAGCAATATTTAAATTTCAAGCTATTAGAGAGGGTTTAATATCTGCATATAAAGCTGGTGCAAAAGCACTAGCATCAGTTCCTTTTCCATTTAATCTTGCTGCAGCTGGAGCAGTTATTGGAACAGGTATTGGTTTAGTAAATAAAATAAAAGGGTTTCAATCTGGTGGTGCTGTATCTAAAGGACAACCAATTATGGTTGGAGAACAAGGGCCAGAATTATTTGTACCAAATCAAACAGGACAAATTACACAATCTGCTAGAGGTACAGGTGGTGGCGAAACAAATATTAATTTTTCAATTAACGCAACAGATGTTAGAGGTGTAAAAGAATTATTAATTGATAACAGAGCAACAATCGTTAATGTAATTAATTCTGCATTAAATGAAAAAGGTAAAGAGGCAATAGTATAATGAGTGGACAGTTTCCAACTTCTCCAGCACCTAAAGACGCTAGTATTGGTTCAGTACAAAATACTATCGTAAGTGTAACAACATCTGGTAGAGTTCAAACAAGACAAATTGATGGTCAAAAATTTAGTATTACTTTGGATTACCCACCAATGAGCAGATCAAACTTTGCACCTATCAAAGCATTTATTATGAAACAACGAGCAAGATTAAATACATTTACTGTTATTCCACCTGTTGTATCAAATGCACAAGGTGTAGCTACAGGAACTATAAGTGTTAATGGTGCTATATCTTCTGGTGCAACTACTTGTACTATTGATGGCATGGCCACAAGCACAAATGATATTTTAAAAGCTGGAGATTACTTTAGATTTACAGGACAAGATAAAGTTTATATGGCAGTTGAAGATTTAGATTCAGATGGTTCTGGAGAGGGAACACTTACTTTTGAACCACCATTAAGATCAGATGTAGCAAATGATGTAGCTTTAATTTATGATAATGTTGATTTTACTGTAAGACTTTCTAATGATATTCAAGAATATTCTATTGTAACTAACGATCTTTATAAGTATCAGATAGACCTAATAGAAAATTTATAAATGACAAAATATCTTGTAAGGCATTATGTTACTGCTGATTTTATTGCAGAAAAAGTAGTTGATGAATCAGAAATAGATTCAGAAAAAAATAATTTAAAACAAAATACCATTCCAGATGGAAGTTTTAGCTTTATTATGGTAGAACAAAGCGAAAAGTTAATACGAACAACTTACGAGAAATATGACGAGAACATTAACAACAGCAGTAAAGAATGAACTTGAAACAGATAGCTTACAGCCTGTTACCCTTGTTTATATTAATGTAAGCACAGGATTTAGATTTACAGATCATTATAAAGATATTACTTACGATTCAAATACCTATTCAGCTTCTTCATTATTTACTAAAATATCTAGTGTTACAGAATCATCAGAAATAGAAGTTAGCAATATGACTATATCGTTTTCTGGTGCAGATCAAACAATCATATCTTTATTTTTAAGCAATAACTATATGGAGAAAGAAGCAGAAGTTTATAAAGCATTTTTAAATACAAGTGAGGGTGTAATAGCTGACCCATTTTTATTATTTAAAGGTAGGATTGAATCTTTTAGTATTGATGAAAGTATTAATCAATCAAACGCAAATATTGTAGTTGCATCTCATTGGTCAGACTTTAGTAAAATAGAGGGTAGAAAAACAAACACAGGTTCACAAGAATTACATTTTTCAGGAGATTTAGGTTTTGAATTTGCTTCACAAACAGTACAAGATATTAAATGGGGTAAAGCATAATGCAAGATGTTATAAATCTATTTAATAAATTTGATCGTTATAAAGGCAAACAGCTTAATAATTATTTAGAACCATCAATTAAACTCAATCAATATAAAAAGTTTTATGATAATAACGAATTAGTAGGATTTGTTAATTGGGCTTACATACATGATATTGTTGAAAAAAGATTTAAACAAACAGGAAAGATTAAATCATCAGAATGGAAATCAGGTAATAATTTATGGTTAATAGAAATTGTATCTGTAAAAAATACCTTTAAAATGATGAGGTGGGTTTATAATTATTTTAGAAAACAATTAAAAGTAAATCATTCTATAAATTGGCTAAGAGTAGATAGTAATATTTATAGAGTAGGTCAGAAGTTTAAAAGGAGTTATCACTAATGGGTGGTGTAGTTGATGCTATTGTAAATGTTGTAACTAGTTTTATTGGGTGGTTAATTCCTACTCCTGATATTCCTGATTTTGATACACCAGAAGAAGAACGAGGTGTATTAATTAATAAACAATCTAATAACGCACAAATTCCTGTAGTATATGGCAGACGACAAGTTGGGATTACTAGAGTTTTTATAGAATCTTCAGGAACAGATAATCAATATTTATACATGGCTGGTGTAGTTTGTGAGGGAGAAATAGAAGAAATAGAACAAATATTCGTAGATGATAAAAGAGTTATTTTTGATGGCGACTTAGATCATGGAGTAGTAAGAGAAGTTTCAGGTGGAGATGCTAATTTTTATAAAGATAGTCAATCACACATTCAAATACAAGCATTTAATGGAACTGACGATCAAGTAGCTTCATCAATATTAACTAACTCTACTAATTGGACATCTAATCACAGATTAAGAGGTGTTTGTTATTTAGCTTTTAGATTTAAATGGAATCAAGATATTTTTAGTCAAATCCCACAAGTTAAAGTTCTTTTAAAAGGTAAAAAAGTTTATGACCCTAGAGATACAACAACTAAATGGACACCAAACTCTGTATTAGTATTATTAGATTATTTAAGAAATACTAGATATGGAAAAGGATTACCAGATAGTGCTTTTGAAACAAACTTTGCTTCTTTTCAAACTTCTGCAACTGATTCAGATACTTTAATCCAACCAAGAACAACAAGTGTATCTTCACAAGCTGGTTTATTTTCTGAATTATACAATGGATATTATAGTGATTTTCCAAGTTTCTTTTTAAATAGATCGCCTACATCATCAGCTACAGTTTCATCTATTAGTGCAGTAAGTACAAACCCTTATAACTCAAGAAGATATTATGGATATTTTACAGCACCAAGTTCAGCAAGTTTTAATTTTAAAACTACATCAGATGATTCATCTGTAGTCTATATTGGAGATGCTAGCCAAACTGTAGATAATTTATTTAAAGAAGTTGAAAATAATAAAGATGCAAAATTAGTTGTTAATAATAGAGGTTGGCATGGAACTCAAACTGCAACAGGAAGTAAAACATTAGTAAGTGGTTCTGTATATCCTATTATAATTTATTATGGTAATGCACCATCGAATAGTGCTTTAACTTTTGAATGGGAAGTAAGTGGTGGTTCTTATAGTACAAGTTTATCTTCTAATTTTACAAATGGAGTAGATGTTACAGATTTTATTCCTAAAATTATTAAATTTGAATCTAATGCTGTTATAGATACCAGCCAAAAAGTAATTGAAAATGTAAAGAAACTTTTAAACCCAATGAGATCACTATTCACTTATAATGATGGTGTTTATAAACTTAAAATAGAGGGTACAGGGTCAGCAGTTAAAACAATTACATCAGATCATGTTGTAGGTGGTGCTAAAGTATTAGGAGAAAGAAAAAATAATAAATATAATCGTGTAATTGGAACTTATGTAAATCCATTTAAGAATTGGCAGAACGACACAGTTTCTTTTCCACCAGCAGATGACACTAATGTAGAATCAGCTTTTAAACACGCAACTATGCTTTCAGCAGATAATAATACTGTTTTAGAGGGTAACTTCCAATTTCCAAATGTAACAAACACTTACAATGCAGAAGCACTTTGTGAGGTTATTCTTAGAAGATCAAGAAACCAATTACAAATACAATTAACTTTAACATCAGAATTTTTAGAATTAGCCATAGGAGATATTGTTGCAATCACATATCCTAGTGGTGGATTTAATGCTAAACCTTTTAGAGTATTAGGATTAGAGATTAATGAAGATTTAACTGTAAATGTTCAACTATTTGAACACCAAGATAATTTTTATACATTTAATGAAAAAAATGCAATTCCAACTATTGCAGATACTACTTTACCAGATGTATTTACTGTCCAACCACCAGCAAGTGTAACTTTAGATGACACACTTGTTGAATATAATGATGGAACTGTAATTGTAGCTTTAGATATAACTATAGGTGCTTCTACTGATAGCTTTGTTGATTATTACCAAGTAGAATACAAGTTAAGTACAGATTCAGATTTTATAATTTATGCACAAGGTACAGGATTAAATCACAGAGTATTAAATGTAATTGACCAAAAAATTTATGATGTAAGAGTTAAAGCTATAAATAGTTTAGGAGTTTCGTCAACTTATCTAACTGCACAAAGAACTATTATTGGTGCTATTGAGCCACCAGCAGATGTAGAAGATTTTTCAGCTAATGTAGTGGGACAACAAATACATTTAAGTTGGACACAAGTACCAGATTTAGATTTAGCATATTATCAGTTAAGATTTAGTGAAAAAACAGATGGAACAGGAGATTGGTTAAACTCTGTAGCTTTAATTGAAAAAATATCAAGACCAGCTACTTCAATTTCTACAGTTGCTAGACGAGGAACTTATCTAATTAAAGCAGTAGATAAATTAGGTAACTTTAGTTCTAATGCAACAGCAATTATTTCTAATGTTGTTGGAGTAACTAATTTTAATGCTATTGCAACTGCATCAGAACACCCTGATTTTGATGGAACTGTAACTAATGTTGTAGTGAATGATAGTACAATACAATTAGATTCATCTGAATTATTTGATAGTGCTAGTGGTAACTTTGATGCAGAAACAACTAGATTCTTTGATTCTGGTGTTTCTAATTCTGACTTTTTTTCAAGTGGTAATTATTTATTTGCAGATGTTATAGATATAGGTGCTAAACATACTGCTAGAATTACTGCATCATTATCTCAAATATCAGATAACCCAGATGATTTATTTGATAATAGATCAGGATTATTTGATACAACTTCTTCAAACTTTGATGGAGATACACCAGCTAATGCAAATGCACATTTAGAGATAGCAACAAGTGATGATAATTCTACATATACAGCTTTTCAACTTTTTACTATTGGTAACTATACTGCTCGTTATTTTAAATTTAGAGTTGTTTTAATTTCAAGAGATAATGCCTCAACTCCTGTAGTATCAGAAGTAACAGTAACAGTTGATATGGAAGATAGAATATTTAGTGGAAATAATATAAGTTCTGGTGCTGGAACAAAAACTGTAGCATTTGATCAATCATTTAAAACTACTAATTATGCTCTAGGAGTTACAGGAGAGGATATGTCAACAGGAGATTTCTTTATTGTACAAAACAAAACTATAACAGGATTTGATATAACATTTAAAAATTCAAGTAATACAGCAATATCAAAAACATTTGATTTTATTGCAAAAGGGTTCTAAAAGGAGTATAAAACAATTATGTCACAACACGATTACGATATAGCTAACCAATCATTTCCAGCATTTAGAACTGATCTAAATAATGTTCTAGGTGCTATTAATTCATCTAATTCTGGTTCATCAAGACCAAGTGGTGCAGTAGCTGGCACGATTTGGTTAGATACATCTGGTGGTGTAACTGCTCACATTTTAAAATTTTATGATGGGGGTGCTGATATAGATTTAGCAACAATTAATACTACTGCTAACACAGTTAATTTTTCAGATTCAGCTTTAGATTTAATTACTGATACTACTCCACAATTAGGTGGTCAATTAGATGTTAATGGTAATGCTATTGGAGATGGTACTTTAGAATTATTAAAGTTTTCAGAAACAGGAAGTGCAGTTAATGAATTTACAATTGCAAACGCTTCAACAGGAAATAACCCTGTCTTATCTGCAACAGGTGGAGATACTAATGTTGGAATAGAATTTACTACAAAAGGTACAGGTGCAATTAAATTTAATGATCTTGCTTATATTCCTCAACAAGCATTAACTTCATCATCAAATGCTATTGCTTG